TCTTTATAATTGTCGAAAACATTTTTGAGCGTTTCAAGATAGCCCTGCACTTCCTGTGAATCACGATCGGAGAATTTTTGGATTGAGAATCCTTCCATGATTTTCTTTACTTCTTCGTCAGAAAGTTTTGCACCTTCAATACGTGTAGAAGCACCAGCTGATGTCACGAGTACGGATTTGTGCAGATTGGTGATCGCTTGAGGAGTCATGCGAAGACCAACGCGAAAAGCTCCACGAATTTCATCTATCGCTGCCAAAAAAGCGACGATATGAGGCTCAGGATTTTTAATTCTGTGATCAAATTTTCGGCTGTTGTCTTCCATGTTTTTACTGTTAATTTCTAACAACCTAGATTTTATCAGCTTTTAACACATAAAGCAACTATATCCTCAAATTAATCACAATACCCTTATTTTATGGGCTATTTTAACCCAATAATGGATCACCAGTTGTGCCTGAAAAAGCCTCAATTAGGGCTTTAATCGCCGCACGACAGGCTGTTGCTCCGATAGACGCAACAATTCCCCACCCGAGCGTTTCTGGCGTGATTTGCATCGTTGTAAGTTGTGCGCCGACGGAAATGATAAAAGCTGTTACAAACGTTGTGGCTGAGCTTATCAGATATCTTTTAAGTGTTGGATTCATGATATTTTTTATTGATTAATAATTCGACCTAGATCGCAAATTGTGCGTTTAATGCCGCGCGCGTTTGCGGACCTATATGATTCGGTGCCGGTGCGATCTTATGTGCTTGCTGATACTTAGCGTTTGCTGCGGCAGTTTTCGGACCGAAGATGCCGAGCTCATTAGCAGGAATTGGTGCGAGAAATCCTAGGATCATAAATGCGATCTGCGCGAATTTGACATCATCGTTATTGTCGCCAAGTGCAAGATCTCTTTGCCAACTGTAATGAAAATTATTTGGAGCGGGCAAAGCTTTCAAAAAGTCCTGAACATCTTGAGGAATTTCTGCGACTGCCCACTGTTCGATGATGTATGGCGACCATGCTTTTGGATCATAGCGATCCTGTCCTTTATTTGCCCATTTATCGCTCCATTCATTTTGGAGATCGTTGTACACGTTGTCTTCCCATCCGAATGGCGACATTTGATGCCCTGAAAGGATAACTTTTGGCGGACGTAATGGGTCAATGTCCTTGTCTGCCCATGATGGAGTCCATAATTCATCACCAACTTGAAAGAGTGTCGAAATCGCTCCGTATAAATAGATTGATTGACGTGTTCCTTGAAAATCGAGCGGTACAGAAACGTAGCCGGGAATCTTATACTGACTAGCTTCAGCGAATACTTCAGGAGTGAGCTTGCTATCATCACGATAATTCAAGACTGACAGCGATGTGTCGTTCGGTAGTGTCGCTGTTGTGGCACATCCGTACAAAACTGCGAGCTTGAATACGAGACGAGGATACGTACCGCCTGTCGCACGATCCTGACCATCAAATCTTTTAGCGAGGATATCGAGAAATCTCGGAGAGAAGTCAATCCACTTCCCTGTTTTTCTAAACCAGTAAAGTTTTAGGTTGTCGACAACACTGTGCGACACGCATGCTGGCTCCAACGCTTGCATCATCGGAGATGCGAGAATTGTTTTGTAAGATACCGGCAGATTAATTTGTGTAGAAATTTGTTCTGCAACTGCCGCTGACGCATATCCGTCCCTATAGTCATGCGGAGATATTAAAGCTCCGGTTGCAATTGATTGTTCATTCATATTTTTGTTTTGATTAATAAATTTATAATTCCAGTAATTAGTCCTGCGACCGAAGCGGATGTAAGAATCCAAAAAAATCGCATTATCCATTCCTGATTGGTTTTTACCACAGCCAAAATTTCCTTGATGTGTGCCAAGTGATTTTCCTTGATCTGCTTTATTTCGGATTCAATAGTCTCTATTCTTTTTTCAATAGGGTTTTCATTCATCGGGATTTTTTGGTGAATGTTCATCACATAATGTTTCGTGGCCAGCAGAGACCTCATCTAGATCCACTTCAGATTCTGACGGAAACGTAATCGTTCCGCAGACTTTTCCACATATACCGCATTTCAATTCGTGAATAATATTTGGTTTTTGTTCTTGTTCTTGCATAATATTTTTTATGTAAATTCTGTATTTTGAGCTACTAATGACAAGCCGCTACCCCCGCCACCACCTGAACCGGCAGGACTTCCAGTTCCGCCAGTACCTCCGTTCCCGCCGTTTCCGCCATTAACATTTACTGTTCCTGAATTTGCTGTAAGAAGGTTGTATAAAAGAATTACAGTTCCACCTCCGCCTCCACCACCCCCACCACCATCGAATCCATTTCCATTACCACTTGATGTTCCGTTTCCACCATTCGATCCTGCGGCAGAAATTCCGTTTGCTGTTGTGAAATTTAAATAACCGGCGCATTCAATTACCAAACATCCGCCTCCGACTCCACCTGCACCACCTGATGCACCATAACCTGCTCCGTTGTTTCCTGTACCACCGCCTGCACCTGTCACGAGTTTCGTCCCTTTTGCGTAAGCGTAAGATGCGAGAATACTTTTCAGACCAGTCGTTCCTCCACCGGCAGCAGGCACACTTCCACTGTAGTAACCAGTGCCACCACCTGAAAGTGCGCCACCTCCACCTCCACCACCACCGCCTTGTCCCCATGATCCACCGCTATAAAAGTTTCCGCCCGCTCCTTGTGTTGGGCTAGTTCCATCGCCATAATATCCAGCCGTTCCTGCCGGACCTCCCATATTAGAGGCATCAATCATTGGAGCGGTTGATGACGTGAGTGTTACGTTTCCTTGCGATTTTAGAAATATTAAAGTTCCATTTGATCCGGGATTTGAAAATGCGAGTTTTCCAGTTCCTGTGATCGATATGGATGTGTAATTTTTAACAAGAACACTTGCACTTCCGGCGCTTATTGTTGTCGTACCCGATGTGATTGAAAGCACACCATCCGCTCCGGTACCGCCGAATTTAATTGGAAGAAAAGAGTTATCTATCTTTCCGAGTGAATTGCATTTCGGAACCTGACCACTGCTTCCCGCGCCTGCGGAAGTAGCGATGAAGTCGGATGCGAGTGCTTGTTGTCCTGTTGATATCATATTTTTTAAGTAAGAGTTATATCGACCTCGATCGTGGTATCAATACCGGCCGATTTGGAATAAGGCACTCCGAAAAGTGCATGATTGAAAAGCTGTCCACTATTTGGAGTAGATGTTCCGTCAACAAAAGTTCCAAATTCATAGTATGTTTGGTTTGTTAGCGAAGAATCTGGAAAGAAAAACTGCATGACTGCGATGTTGTATCCGCTATCTTGTCCGAATGTAATTGCGACCCTAGCTGATTCCGCGCCAAGTCGAGTATCTGCTGTTGTTGGTGCTGTTTGACTTGTGCCAATAGCTCCATATGTAATGTGCAATGTGTACGGATCAATTCCTGTTGCTGTTGCAATGAGTTTCTGCACGATCAAATCTTTGCCAATATTCGCTGCTTGCATGATAGTGTTTTTGCACACAATCTCCCGAACCAATTCCTTAGTGCCAGCTTTATATGCTCGGATTTTAATAATCCCCTGCATTGATGCACTGTCTTTTATTCCGAATAATTTTTTGATTAATTCTTTCATAATGTTTTATGCCCAAGTAAAGAAGCCCCACTTTGTATTAGATTGACCCCATTTATATGGACCTGTTGTTGGCGTGGCTGTCAGAGCATCGGAGAACGTGAAGCCTTCAGCAAAAGCCAGAAGTCCTTCAATTACTGAGTTGTCTGAAGTATCGGTGTTGTTATTTTCTTGAGTAAGAAGTCTGCTCATAATGTCGACAAATGTTACGTTGTCGGATCCTAGCGCTTCGACTTGGTATTCGAACTGGCTTGGACTGTATCCGGTTCCTTCGATTCGCTTGATCACAAGCGGATAATTTGTAATGCCTAGCTTTGAGCTGTTTAGCAGTATCGTCTGCCCGATCACAAGCCCCGTTTGAATTGTTTTGAATTTAACGTCATAGACTGGATGTCCGAACTGAAGAATCTCAGCGAGCGCTCGTTGCTGAGCTTCCGCTACCGATCGTATCTGCCTGTCGATGACTGAATCCTGATTTTCTCCGTATTGTGCAATTGCTGAAGAGTTTTGAGCATGGGCAAGAATAGGAATCTGTGCATTACCAAATATTTTTAGTGTATGACCAGTTGCTACAGTACTTGTTGATCGGACAAATCTGCCCGATGCACTATAGAGCCATTGCACTGTAGTTGGATCAGTTTGCTGATCAATTCCGACTGTTTGAGTTGTTCCGTCTAGGGTTACTGTGAAGCCTGTCTGGTCATAGGCATAAGCCAAACCAAACACCGTTTTTACTCCGTCTGTCTGATAAACATCAACGGCAGTTAACGCAGTAAATGTTTTTAGATAATTTCCGCCGACGACGTAGACACTATTTTTCATATTGGTGAGATCCACCTGAACATCAAGCGACGGCCATTCAATCTTTCCTGAAGTCTCATCGATGTTGAAAGGCGCAGGATTATTTTGCACGAGGAAGAAATGAATATCTTTTGATGGATCAACGTACCATTCCCATCCAATTTGTTTTGCTAACTTTTCCAATGCTTGAGTTACCTGCTCATACTTGAATTTAATTGATGCAACTTGGAAACCTCCACGAACCACGTGAGCTTGAGTAAATCCCAGACTTGCCGGTACAAAGTTTGCGACAATATCCGCGACAATGTCGGCCGGATCCATTGCGGAGTATGTTTTCGTCACAAGTATGCTGTTTAGTTTGTAGCTCCAATCAACACAAGATATCTGATACGCAAGTAGCACTCCGCCTTGGATAGTAATCTCGACATTCGTGCATGTGCCACCAAAAATATGAACACTATTTTCGTACACATCAATCTGATCACCAACAACCGGAATCATTGATGTGGTCGCCGGTGTTTTATAAATCGTGAATTGCAACTTACTCACTTCTTTAGTCAGCACCTCAGTGATCTGAACAGTTTTCCACTGAACTCCTGCGCTTATATCCGTACTTGTGTTTCGTTTAATTTGAAGCATGTCAGTAATTCTTGAGCTTAAGCTGTTGATTCAAGACCTTTGCGATCATGTTTCCGATTCTTGTTGCGTTCTGCTGATCTGTGTAAAAATTTCCTGAAAGATACACGTTGATTGAGCCTGATTGATTATTCCCTATCGTACTTCCACCACGTCCAAGCATTGAGAGTGGAATAATTGCCTCGGGACCCGCTTCGCCGACAAGCGCGTACGTCGGACCGTTCACTATTCCGCCAGATGCGAAATGAGGCACAACACTTGAGACTGCATTGCCGATTGAACTTCCGATTCTTCCTGCGGCTGAAGCAGCGCTTGAGACAAAACTTGTTATTGATTGAATTGGCGCTGATATTTTTCCTGCAATATTTGAGACAAAACTAAAGAGATTATTCAACTGATCAGTAATGAATGACACCGCACTTTGCAAAGCATTTTTTATTCCGTTCCATATACCTGTGAAGAAATCTGATATACCGCTCCATGCTGTATTCCATGCCGTACCAATTATCTGAACATCAGCTGTAATAATACTCATCACAAAATCCATAACATCTTTTGCTAGAGTTTTTATCGCATTCCATGCCTGATTGAAGTCAGCAGTGATTTTTGTCCACTGTTCTCCGAGCCATGCAGTTATTTTCTGCCAGATCATCTGAATGAAATTCCATATCTGAGTATGGTATTCAAAGATGAGTGTTACGATGCCTGCAAGAATTGCTACTGCGGCAATAATTGCAATTGCCCATCCTGCGACCGCTGCTGCGGCAGTACCGAATATCACGACTAATGCCCCGACAGTTATGAGAAGCGTTCCTGCGATTGTTGCAAGGACTCCAAATACTCCAATTGAAACCATAATAGCTGCTGTCAATTTTGGATGAGCAGTGACCCACTGATCTATCTTGTCTATGATGTCCGCAAAAATTCCGATCAGTTTTGTCAAAATCGGCATCTGCGTTTTGCCCATGTCCTCAAATAATTTATTTATTTTTTGCAATGCTACCGCCGTTTTTCCTCCGAGCGTGTCGGCATATGCTTCAGCCTGTCCTTTGACCTGCTCTTGCAAGGCTTGAAGTGCTTGCATTGGCGTGAGTCCATCTTTAATTTGGATGCCAAGAGTTGCTAGTGCGCGACCTTGACCTTGTAGCGCCATTTCAACTTGCTTTGTCGCAGTCTCAAGATCCATATGTTTGAATCTAGATAAATCAAGAGCGGCATTATATGCCTGTATGGCTTCCGGCATGCTTTTTGTTTCAGTAAATAATCCATTGAGAGCATTTACCGAATCCTCAATACCGAAACCAAGAGCCACATTCTTTTCTGCAAGGTTTTCAAATGTTGAAATTATCGACTGAGCCGATGCGCCTGCAAGTTTCTGCGTATTGTTTAGAAGATCAAGCTGACCTTGATATTTTGCGACTGTCTGATTGAGAGCATCTATCTTCGCCGCATTCGCCTCGTTAGCGGCTCCATGATCTTTGGCGAGCTGCGTACTTTTCTCCGTCTCTGATGAAAGCTTGGCAATACTAGCTTGAGCTTCCTGTATCTTCGTTGTAAGAAAAGCTTTCTGCTGAGCAGCACCGCTATCAGCACCCATACTTGCTTCAGATTGTTTGACCAAATTTTCAACACTTGCCGCCAGACTAGCTTCTGCCTGCTGACTTTTTTCTGCTGCAAGAACTGCTCCTCCATAAAAGGCATCAGCAGCCGCACCCATAGCCAATACTCGAGTACCAGCCTGTTCCATTGCTTGACCCATTTGTTGCATCTGTTGCTGAGTAGTCAACGCTTTTTGTCCATCGGCACTTATTGCATTGCCGATATTACTCAAGGCTTCAGATGCCTGATCAACTGCTTGTATGACTATTTGGAGTATTGAATTCATTTATTTTTTTGCTGCTTTTTTATGTGATCTGATTCAGCGCTAAGATATGCCATGAGATTTTTCACAAACCAGATCGGCTGATTCTGAAGCTCATTCCATGTCCAGCCCATTTCTCTGCAAAGAATCGCTACCGTCATTTCATCGGGGAATTCGAGATTTCCAAAGGCGAAGTATCTGACCCATGCCGCCTCAACTTCGCCCTCTAAAAATTTCCATCTACCGCTTTTTCAGCTTCCGCAACTACGAACTTGTAGTCCCCCGCAACCAGATCTTGAACTTTGTCAGCGGCATTTTCTTTGACGCCGTCAATCGAGATCACCGTGTATTCGAGAAGTTTCTTCTCTCGGTCAATTGCCAAAGAGAGCGGATATTCCGGAATGACCGGTTTACCATCTTCTCCTCGCTCGACTGATACCGATCCGAAAAGTGTGCGTTTAATATCGTTCACTTCCCTACCGGTGAGATAAGTTTTGAGGACTACTACGTGATTGCTCGGCGTTGTGATATTTTTTGTTTCTCTTTCTTCCATAAATGTTAATTACTTCTATTAATAAGCTGCGACTGTGTTTGTGCAGGTGATTTTCACCATCTGCGCATCTGATATCGAATATGCGGCTTTGAATTTCAAAGTCTGGTAGACAATATCTTTTACTTTTATCGGACGACTGAACTCGGTGAAGTAAACTTTTGCAAGATCAATTTTAATTTCAGGATGTGCGGAAGTTCCGAGTGTTACTGCGGAGTTGATCAAATCAAGGCGCATTGCTTGAGGTGTATTGGCGATCGTGTTTGTTTTGAAGTCACTTTCGTTTTGCCAGATTGCTTCAAGCGTTCCTTCTATTTTGAATTCTTTATTCAAAAAGTCGGCTGGCGATGCGCTTCCGAGAACATCCTGTGATTCGATGGTGTCATCGATCGTAAGTTTCAAACTCTTTATTGCTATCGGAGTTGCAGCGGCAAGTCCTGCGAGGTTAGTTGCGGTTTTGAATGTTAGATACTGAGGTACGAATCTATTCTCGGCCGATTGTGACGGAGAGAAAGCTGATTTTTGCGATCCCTGCTGACCCATAATTGAGGCGGCATATTTCACAAAATCTTTTAACGCATAATCAATATCCATCTTATGGACCACTCCAAGAGTATGCGAGTAATCCTGACTTGCGATCGGATCGTGAACGAAAAGAGTCAGCGACTGATGCTGCGAATTTTGTGCCACAGTCAGAACGTGATCGTAGACTGTAGTTTCTCCTGCATGCAAAGCAGGAGTATCTGTACCGAGAAGAGACAGAAGCAAGAGCACGAAACTTTGATCTGTAACCGGAGCATTGATTGATCCTTCCATCCAGTTTTTAACTCTGGTCTGAGAGGCACTGTCTTCAATCACACCATACGACTGTGAATCAACGGCATTCTCTACTTTTTCTTCTGGCGAAGCATCGGTGAAAGCTGGCCAGTATGAAGCTGTCGCGATCGGAGTGCCTCTTGATGTCTCCTTTGCAATTCCTATCTGAAATAATTTTCCTATTCCTTTTGACATAATTATTGTGTTTGATTATTTGTTTCCTCGACCTTTACTTCCTGCCTTTTCTCGATCCATATCTTCTCGGCTTCCTCTCTGCTTTTGGCAGTAACAGTGAGAGGATAATATTTTCCGCTTCCGGCAAAGTGATACTCTTTGACGGGTGAAGACATGTCTTTGGTAATGTTTGCTTTTTCGATCATGTTTTTAGTTGAACGTGAGTAATGTTTTCGCCTTGAGCGTAACCACGAATACTGTATATGTCTGTCCGCTTGATTCGATGGCCGCCGGCGATGACGATGTCGGATCGACTGCTCCGACTGCTGTTCCGCCAAGAGTAAAATCTTTGTTGAATTCTTGAACTACAGCTTCGAGTAAATCTTCTACTGCCGTTTGTCCGGTGATGTTGTCATTTTTCATAACGACCACAATGTCAAACGAGTAGAGATATAAGTTGTCTTGATTTGATTCGACGTTTCCTTCGGCTGTGCCGGGAAGCAGAATCGCGCTCGGGTACACAAGAAGATCTCTGTCGAACATGTTTTGCGCTCCCGCCTGTTCGACAATTACCTGCCCCAATGTTCCCGCAGTTTTGAGAGCGTTAAGATGATCAATAATTTTCAGTTTTATATTTCCTATTGCACTCATTGCGATTTGTTTGCTATGTCCTGCACGATGTAATCAAGAGCAACTCTGAAAGCTGTATTGATATCGCTTTGGCTTTTGCTGATAATTCTCGGGATGAATCTGTTGGGAGCGGTTCCCGGGTGATGCACTGTTTTTCCGAATATCTCTCCGGTTTTTTGATTTGCCAGAACTTTTTTTACTCTGACAGTGATTGTGTGTGGTGCTGTTCCTTCGTGAACGTAGATTGCATATCCTGCGTTTGTCCATATTTTTCCCGAGAGATTTGATGGTGTCGCAAGTGACAATCCTCGTCCGGGAGCTCCCCATGATGCTGAGAGGTACCCTGTTCGTAGCTCTCTTGGTGTTTTGAATTGGAATGTGCTTTCGTCTCCGTTTTTCGCAAGAATAGCGAGTGCTTTGTTGATTGCATCGGATATTCTTGGAGCAGTGATCGATGGTGCTTGTCTGAATGCAGAAACAATTTGATCAAGGTTCTGAATTCTTATGTTGAATTGAGTTTCTGCCATAGCTTTAGATGAATCTCACTGGACGCACTTATCTTTCGAGTACGTCTGTGTCGAAACTATCCAGAAAATCATTCCAACTGACATTCGAATCTTTTATCGATTCGGTTTTCTTTCCGCTTGATTCACGATGCTTCCAATATCGAGTCACAAGACTTTCGCAGAGGTTTGTAAGATCTGCTGGAAGATTATGTTTTGCCAAATTTCCGAAGTCAGACCAACTGATAAGAAAACCTGCCGTGTATGTAGCTCTGATCGCATTGGTGCTTGTGTAAAGAAGCGGAGCAAAACCCGCATAGATGCGAATCATTCCGCTTTTACACATACCACTTGGATCAGGCTCAACGAGCTCATATTGATCAGCGAGGAAATCTGTCCAGATTGGATTTGATGGCGTACCTGCTCGGTACTGGAAACTGCTAAGAGAAGTCACGTTGCCATGATTGAGCATCAAGTATTCCTGTCGCTCACCCCAGATTGAGTAGAGATCATTCGTGTAGGTTTTTTGCGCGAAGAATTCATTGCAGTAGCCCTGAATAAAATCTGTAGCTCCATTTATCAAACGCAAAAGAACGGGATCGGCATTTGTAACAGTGATGCCGAGAAGATCTTTGACTCTTTGAACTGTAGTTAAGGCGTGAGGATATATTTGTTCGCTCATATGTTTGTGGATCGTGTCCTCGTCAGTATCCGCATAAACGGATACTGCGAGAACGCGATCAATTCTCTTAGGTGTTTGAAACGTCAGCGTTGGCAGGTTTTTGTAAACCTCGGCCGAGCAGGATGTTTCCATGAACAGAAACTGCCGGCGTTGTACCGTTGGTGAAGGTCGTTGTCTCTACAACTCGGAGATATCGCTTCCTATTTAGGCCTAAGCCTTCAACACGAGCGAGAAGAACTCCGGCTGCAGTGATGGTTCCGCCAATCACTGTTTCGGTATTGTCCTTGGCATCAGCCATGTCGCTACCGTCAGCAGCATCACCTTCTTGGAGCTTGACTGCGATTGATGTCGCATCAGGAGTTCCAGAAATCGCCCCGGCTTCAAACACAATCATCGCTGTCTCGTAGCCGAGTGTGTCGACGACTGCGCCGTCTACTGCGCTGCCACCGCTATCGCTTTGTGGAGCGATGCTCTTAGAAACCGCAACGTTGTCATAAATACTGTGCATAGTTATGTTTTGAATTATTGTTTGTAATCCGACCTTTATTTCGCAATTTTTCCGACAGAGAATTAGGATATTTCTCTGTCGAATTTATTGCTTACAATTTAAGAAGCTGTCTCAATCGTGGTGAACGCCTTTGGCAGAACATTGACGAACGCATGGCGATGCTTGTAGACAATTCCGCGCTGATCAGCGAGGGCAATTTCTTTGCCTCCGAAGTTACCAGAGTTGTACTGTTCTACACGCATCTCTCCCTTGTCACCGAACGCCGTTGCTTTCATATTTCCGAAGACTGCGAACTTTGTTCCGGCTGCAGTAGCGGAAAGCTGAGGCAAATGACGAATAGTGAAAACTGGGAAGCCCATAATCTCGCCTACAGGTTTCGGACCGCCGCCAGTTGGGCTGTTTGCCAAAACTGCGGGACTTGCCAAACCGGCAAGAGGCAATATTGGAATACCCTGCGTAGTCTTTGCCGCTCGAAGTGCTGCCCAGACAGTGCGGTGCATATAAAATGCGGCACCATCCAATACAGATTCTTCAAGTTGAGCGATGATATTTGAGCAGTCAGTGATCGGATCGAGCTTATCGAACGAAGTCTCGCCTGAAGGCAAGGTATACTTCGGCACTTTTGTGTCATTCAAAAGTCCAACGAAAGGACTTCCTGTACCCATGAAAGCTTGATAGTCGATCATGTTTGCAAGAGCTTCACCACCGAGTGCCAAGAGCCAATCTGCAAGATTAACTGAGGCATCAGCGAGAAGATCGTTGCCAATCACGAATGCGAGCTGCCACTTTTTAGCCATCAAGGCTGCCTGACCGAATGCCATACCTTGAACAGTTCCGACCGCATCAACACCGAGGTATTGACCAGTCAAAAATGCTCCGGTGTAGTTCGGAATTCCGAGCTCATCGGTTTTGAGATCCCATTTCTGGGCTTGGCTCAAAACAACACCGACAGATGCGGCAATACGCAAGATGGCGTTAGCCACTTCGCGCGAGACAAGAAAACCTCCACGATTATCCTGTTCCTCGATTAAAGCCTCATTGGCTTTTACATCGATAGGGACATTCATGAGGATGCTCTTGACCACTTCGACAAAATCTTTTTTCTGCTTTTCGGAAAGTCCGGTCTTATCTTGGCCATACTGCATACGCTCGAGACGTAGTTTCTCTACGATCTCCCTAGTCGTATTTGCAGATACCTCGCCAATGTAGGGACCGAGTTTTTCCTTCATAGCATCGTCAAAGAAGTTGTTCATTGCAGACTTGAAAACTTCAAGTTGTTTTTGATCTTTTTGATCCATTGTTTTGTATATTATTTCCGGCGGCCAATCACACGAGCAGCTTTGTTGAAGCGCTCGAGTGCTTCGCTACCGGAAGTTACAATTGCCTGCAAAACCTCGCGGCTGAATTTCCAATTTTCAAAATTAAAAACTTCGCTAGATTCTTCAGGATTCGACCTTTGTTTTGAGGGACCCGCATCGTTCGGGTTATCCTTCCCTTCACCACTCTGGAAGTCGGCTGTTTTTAGCAGCGTTTCCAAAGCGGCGATTTCTGCCTTTAAGGCTTCGATGGTATTTTGAATGTTCTCTCTGGTCTTTTTAGAGAGAGGGCTTGCTGTCTTTTCTGTATCTTCAGGTTTGTCTGCAGCTTTCGGTTTTGGTACGCACACCAGTTCTCCATTTCCGTTTTCTTCTAGGACTCCCTCGCTTCCGTCCGAAAGTGTGCATACATCTCCTTCGTCCGGCTCCTGATCTTTCATCTCAAAAACAATTCCCTTGGTCTTGAGAAGTTCAAGATTGAGACCTAGTTCTTTCGCTTGAGACAAAGAGAGTGCTTGTGGATTGGCTGGCACCGGCACGAATGAAAATTCAAGAAGCTCATGCCCTTGATCACTCTTACCGTCCATGCGGGCAGAGTTTGGAATAAATCCAACAGAGGTTGCACGCACTATTCCTGCATCGTAGAGAGCACGTACTTGCTGTGCGAATGGGTTTGCATCAGCAGGTGCGAATTTTCCTTCAGCAACAAGCACATCTGCTCCGGCAACATTTTGCTTTTCTATCTTTGTTGCTACACCGATCGGCAACGAGTAATAATCGTGAGCCCATAACACGACAGGATTGTTGAGATAGTTATTTAAATCCCAGAGATTCTGATCAACTGAATCTCCTTGCCTATCTGGCGCAGCAGTCGAGATGATCACTCGGAATGTTCCCGAGTCGGTTGCAGCTTTTGTCTTTGCGATGAAGTCTGAAAATTCTTGTGTCGCAAATGCGGCAGTGAACTTTTCCCGAGCTTCGTTTGTAAATAATTCAAATGTTTTATTCATAATATTTAATTAATATAATTACTCTGATAAATCTTCGGGTCTGATGTAGCATCGGCAGTCGGGGTGAAGTGGCGGAGTCTCCACGTCCGAATACGTGATGTCAAAAGAAGAACCATCCGAACCTTGTGCTGTGTCCCCTTTGTCGAAAAAGTTTTCATTGACGCTTATGACTTTTCCATCCATTGGCGCACATAATGTACAGACAAGACTGTCTTCGGCGGTGTACCACTTCACTGTCTCTACCACTCCACTTTGTTTCCATGCTTCTTTTGTTGCGAGATTTGCTGCCCTGAATGCTTCAGTACGGGCGACCATTTCTGCACGAGTCGCATCGCTGAATTCATAAATATCCGAGATTGTGTTTTTAAGTTCCGGTATTGACTGCCCTTCCGCTATTCCCTGATCAAGTTTGCTTTTTAGGAGATTAAGAGTCGTTTCGTTGTAGCTTTTTGCCATAAGTGCGATTGATCTATCAATTACACTTCTCTGGAGTGCAGGACTATCAAATCCAACAAGCGATCCGGCTGCGATTCCTTCCTTGTCATAGAGATCAGTCAATGCAGGAGTTACGAGATTTATTGTGATTCCTATTTCGTCCTTGAGATTAAACAAAGCATCGGCAACAACTCCTTTTGCACTTTTTACACTCTTGATTGCGTTCTCAATATTTCGAAGCACTCGCGCTTTTTGTCCATGATTAAATTTTCGGATTGCATCCGCCGTCAGTTTTATGTATGGCTCGATTCTAGTTTCAAACGATCGATAAATAACAGCCCAATCTTTGTCGGTTAAGTCACGAATACTTTTTTGAGAAACTTCTTTTTGCTGTTTATGAAATTCTTTGAAAGCCTCAGTCATTTTTTCTCCGAAATCTTTTGAGAGAGACTGACGCATTTTTGCCGCCTTGGCGTATCTGACTGATGGTCTGGCTCCGCTTCCTGTTCGAAGCGTATGCTTTGTGCGTTTTGATTTTTGTGGTTTGTCTTTATTTGAATCTGTAATTTGTGAAGTGTCCTCAGATAGAGGTTGAGTAGTTATTGGATACAAAAGACTATCGGCACTTTCATTCTCTACAGGTTCATATCCAAAGTAACGCTCACGCTGTTCGTTTGGAGTAAGTACACCTGAAGCTGCTTCCATTTCTTTAACTTTAAGCTCGGTATTCTCTGGGACCGGATCTTCAAAGTCGAGGTATAGATTTTCGCCGTATAATGGCACTAGAAATTCATTCAAATACGAGACAATGAGTTGCATCTTTGGCTTAATCGTTCGAAGAGCAAAGATGTAGTTTGTCGCTTCAGCATTGGCACGATTCACATCATCGGTAATACCGAGAACTGTGCGAGGTACTCTGAAACCTGCAAGTATTCGGTCACGCATCATGACCATCAAGTTATTGAAGTCCATGTCTTTTTGACTCTCGCTTGCTTGCGTATACTTCGTACCTTTTGGAAGAACGAGTGTTTTGTATGCACTGTCATATCCTTTATGGATCGCTTCGAACGATTTCTTTATGAATTGGAGTTGTGCTTCGGTACGAGCATTTTCGCTTTCGAGTATTCCACCGATTCTCGCTCCATTTATGAAAAATCTTCGATTGAATTCCATCGCATAATTGTCGGCATCAATCCAGAGAGGAATAGATTGTGCTGTACCTATGCCTTCATGTTCATCGCTTGGATCAGGATATTTAATGTGAAGAATTTGCGATGGATCAAACTCATATCTTTTTCCGTATGACGTGTATTCAAATTTCATTATTCGGCTCGGGAATTTTGTGTGATCAACAACAACTCGCACACCTGATGGATTCAAAGGATAGAGTGCTTTTGGTTTGCCTTGAGGCTTGCCATCAGCTCCAGCTTTCACTCCATCCATCACCGCATAAAAGTTGCCGGCAAGCTCAAGATGTGACCCCATTAAATATTTAAGTTCATACCCAGTCTGCATCTCCGAGACTCCATGTAGTAGATCAAGAATTTCGTGATCAAATATTTCAGTCGCTTCGTCGCCTTTCATTTGAAAAAGTCGCCATCGCATGTTTGCGATTTCTTCAGAGATTGCACGAACGCAGGCATACACCCATCCGTTATATACAGTCATCGCTTTCGCTGGTGAGACACGTTTTGACGATGCCCATATTGCAAAGGGATCGCTGTTTGAAGAGTCCATCCAGCCAATGCCTGAGACACTTTTTCCTACAATCCTATTTATTATTTTTGATACAAAGTTTTGCATTTTTTTAACGCAAAAGGGGCGGCCGACAAAATGTCGTACCGCCCCTATGGTTTTTCCATTCAGGACGCTGAGCGTTAGCTCAGACGAAATATTAAATTATGTTTTTATTATAGCGGACCCGTTTGGGACCGTATAGAGTCCGAAACTCAAAATGTGGATAACTCAAATAGCGACAGTTTCGAATTCTCCCAGATCGTCTTCGGCGTTTTTAATCATATCTGTATTGCTCTTTTGGCTATTGTTGTTGAGACTGGATTTTCTTATTTCGTATCGAGTAATCTTACTTGTCTGTATATAAATTGTAATCTCACCGAACTGCATCTTTTTAGCCTGCTCAAAAGCGCGGAGTAATGCTTCTTGCTCGGCGGTGATGAGAGCATGCTTTCGAGGATCTGGGTTTTGTTGGTTAGTGTTCATATAGCTATTATTTCTTCCGGCATTTGGATTCCTTGATTGACGAGACCAAGGATGAGATACACGAGTGCGTCGACAAGGTCGTCGTGTTCTTCAACTCCAAAACCGAAGAGTTGTAGTAGCAGGTCTTCGCAACCTGCACGTGGAAATCTGACTGTTCCATTTTTAATATA